TCGCAGACTGCGACGGCTACGAGTGGGTCCGCATTTATCCCACACAGGACGCCGCAAAGGCTGGCGGCTGATTAGCCAGCCCACCCACCAAACCCCGGCCACAACCGGGGTTTTTTCATGCGCCCGGCATATCCCGGCATATCCCGGCATATCCCGGCATATCCCGGCATATCCCGCCATATCCCACCACAACCCGCCATTTAGCGAGTTTTTGCACTCCGGACATTCTTCGACAATTTGCCGAAATAGTTCTGGAATACTGTAGACTGTTCGTCAATCTGACGATACCATGGGTGCACGCGAGTCACAACGACGAGCGACAAACAAACCATGAAAGGCGAAACGATGAAAGCGACCAAGGGACAAGCAGCAGCGATGATCGAAAAAGCAACTAAGGCGCAACTCGCGGCAGCGATCAAACTCGCCAAGGCACAACCGGACAAATTCTCGGCAGAGTTCGTCGAGGTCATGGAACTGGCACTGGCCGAGAAATAGTCGACTGAATCGTAATTCTGACACAACACGCACCACCACACAAACCCCGGCCACAACCGGGGTTTTTTCGTGCGCGGTTTTGCTGCTCTGGAAACCCCGCCTGCATTCCTGCCGACTGTCGGCAACAATCCCGACATGGCACGATCACCATCACAGCGGCTGCAACTGTTTGAAGAACTTCGCGATCGGGTTGAATCCGGTCTGCTGAGCGGCGCGCCTGTCGTCACCTACACAGTTGACGGGCAGACGGTCAGCAAAGAGCCCACGTCGGTCTGGCTCGCTGAACTCGACGGCCGAATCGCAGATCTGCGGCGGCAATCCTCCGGCGGTCTAGGGGCGTCTCGCAACGTCGTACGGTTCCGGCAATGAGAACCGAAACCGAAACCCCGATCGCAAACCGGATCAGGGCGGCAGCGACGCCGACTCGATTCGACTCGATCCTCGCCCGGATCAGCCCGCGACTCAGTTCGTCCCGGATTCGTTCGCGGGTTGATCACGAATTGAGAATGGCACTGGCGGAGCGTGCGGCGGCTCGATTCTCCGCACACGAAGCGGCAGATCACGGCCGGTTACGCGGCGACCGATGGCTCGCAAGCAAACTGAGCAGCAACGACGCGATCTCGACCGAGCTTGAAACGATGATCGACCGGGCTCTCGACCTGTACCGGAACGACTGCTTTGCCGCCTCCGCAATCAATGGGCGCGTGGACAATGTTATCGGGGCCGGTATTCGTCCGCAGTCGCGAGTTCAGGCGAAACGTGGGGTTATCACACCCGGTCAGGCGGAGTCGCTTAACGCTGAACTGGAGCGGCTCTGGTCGATCTGGGCGCGGCACCAGAAATTCTACGACAAGCAGCGGCAGCTCGAGCGGTGCAACGGGATTTTCGGCGAATCGTGGCTGCACATGGCCGACGACGATGACCGGACGAAGCCAGTCACGCTGGCGATTCAGGTGATTCATCCGCAGCGGATCCCACTGCACAGTCTCAGGCCCGGCAGCAACACGAAGAACCGACGGCTCGGGCTTCGGCTCGACAGCAACGGAAACCCGGTCGCGGCATTTGTCACGAAGCAACTGCCCGGCGATTCGCATTCCTACAATCTGACCGAAACCGAAGTCAGCCTTGACGATTTGCTGCATTGCTACGAGCAGACGATTCCGGGGCAGTTGCGCGGCATCCCGTGGCTGTCGCCCGCGATGGGCAAGCTGAAAGACCTGAAGGATTTCGTGCACGCGAATCTTGTCGCTGAGCAGGTCGCGGCCTGTCATTCGGCATTTGTCACAGGGGTGACTGATCCCGTTTTGCTGGCCGAATCTGCACGGACGGCCAGCGGCAGTTTGCCGCGATCCGATTTAGAGGATTTGGCACCGGGCACCATCAACTACCTGAGCGAAGGCGAGGGCATCACATTCAGCGATCCGGCCCGCCCCGGCTCAACTCTCGGCCCCTATGTCGAGTGGGCACTGCACGGCGTGGCGGCGTCCCTGCGATATCCCTACGAACTACTCGCAAAACAATTCACCAACAATTTCAGCGGCGGCAGGCTCGCTCTGATTGACGGACGAATCACGTTCCGGATTTGGCAAACCTGCCCGATTGAGTCTCAGTATCGGCCGCTCTGGAGCCGTTTTGTCGACCAGTGCGTTTATCAGGGTGCAGTCTCGGTTGACCTGATCACCTACGAGCAGCACCGCGACCACTTCCTGCAGCATCAGTGGATTCCGCCCGGCTGGCCGTGGGTTGATCCAGAAAAAGAGGTCCGGGCAGACGTCCAGGCGATCGAGGCAGGGCTGACGACTCAAACGGAATCACTCGCAAGTCGCGGTCGTGATTTCACCGAAACACTTCAGCAGATCGAGCGGGAACTGCGAGAAAAGGCCGACATGGAAAAGCGGCTGCAGGAATATCGCGAATCAATCGGGCTCGGGCCTGCATCGGTCGACCCAGAACCGCAAATGGCACCAGTCGCCAGCCAGCCTGAAGAACCAGCAACACCGCAGGAGCAGTGAAAAAATGAAAACAATCAGCACGGCTCCTGATGCCGGAATGTTTCGCACTGACCGCACAGCAGAATTGCCGACGCGAGTCGACCGGGCAGCCCGCGTGATTTTCGGCGCGAACATGATGCAATTGGGCGACATCAACGACGATCGTCCGTTCACGGTCGACGCGAAAACATTGCAGCAGGTGCAGGATCTTGGTCAGCAGTCGCGAAACGGACTCAAGGCTCGATTCACTCACCCCAACATGAGCAGCGACGGGATGGGTTCCCATCTCGGGCGATGGAAAAATCTTCGCATCGACGGCGACAAAATTCGCGGCGACCTGCACATCGCAGACGCGGCATTTCGGAGCCCGCAGGGCGATCTTGCGTCGTATGTCATGGATCTGGCAGAATCCGATCCGGAGTCGTTCGGCGTTTCTCTCGCAACAAGCCTCGATCAAGGCGACCTGCAAGCGTGGGAGGATCTCGACAGCGACGACAAGCCGGAGCGGTGGCCGATGCGATTCAGCGGGATCAGGGCGGGCGACATTGTCGACGAGCCGGCGGCGACTCGCGGCGGACTGTTCAGCCTTGATGCGGATTTGCGAAACCTGCCTGCACAGGCGACGGCTTTGCTCTCAACCTACTTTGGCGACGCGCCGGAATCAGCGGTCAGGGCTCGCGTCATGGGATTTCTGGACCGCTATTTTTCAAATCAGGAGTCTCAGAAAATGAGCACTGAAACTGCATCGCCACCAGCTGACGAGGTCGACGAGATCGTCGAGCCGGTGGCAGAGGAAACGGCAGAGGAGACGGCAGAAGAAACCGCAGTCGAGCCGACAGCGGAACTGCCTGCCGAAGCCGATCAGGAGCCCGCAGAGGCGGCACCTGCAACGGCAGATCTGTCAGTCGATCCAATCGTCGCGGAGCGGGATCGCATCAAGCAGATTCGCGTTCTGTGCGATCTGGCAAAGGCTGGCGACAAGTTTTCCGAATTTGTCGACGCGAATTTCAGCGTGGCCGACACTCAGGCTGCACTTCGAGATCTGGCGGGTCGAAAAAATTCCGCGCTCGAATCTGCTCCAGAACCGGAGTCAGATCCGGACGCAAAATATCGGGCGGAATTTGCGGCAAACCGCGATCAGTTTTCCGTAACCGAAGAACAGTACATCCGCAGCCGACGAATCGACGACGGCCTGCAATCTCTGACAGGAAAGGGTTGATCAATGGCTGTAACAGCAAACCAAATTCTGGAGCGTCGCGGGGCGTCTCCGACTCTCGTCGCAGGCACGGCCGCAGCGGTCGCTCTGTATCAGGGCACGATGGCGTTTTACGATGCCTCGACCGGATACGTCACGAGCGACGACAACGGCGGGGCCAACGCATTTGCCGGGATCGTCTATCAGGAGTGTGACAACTCCGCTGGCAGCGCTGGCGATCTGAATGTCGAACTGATCACCGACGGCGTGGTCCTGCTGACCGGCTCCGGATTCAATCAGGCGACCGTCGGTGATGCAATTTACGCCAGCGACAACTACACCGCGACCGCAAGTTCATCCAGCACTTCGCTGGTGGGTCGCGCGACCGAATACGTCTCGGCAACTCAAGTTTGGGTCGCGATTCAGACTGACGTCTGATCGGCACGCTGACAATCTCGAAAACACTCTCAGAAGGAAATCATCATGGCTCTGGATATCGCGTCCGCACAGGTCAAGCTGCGGGACATCACGGCAAAGTTTGACAACGGGGTTGACTCTGCTCAACCGTTTTACCCGTCGGTTTGCTACGACGCATCGAGCGTTCGCAGCAGTGAAAAATACGGATGGATCGGCAACATGCCGGGCATGCGTGAGTGGGTCGGCGACCGTCAGTTCAGCGAACTCCGCTCGGCGAATTTCGTGATTGACAACAAGCACTTTGAAAGCTCGCTGGCAATCAAGAAAACCGACATCGCCGACGACAATCTCGGGCAGTATGGCCCGATCATGGAGCAACTCGGAATCGAGGCTGCACATCACCCAGACGAACTCTGGTTCGATGCTCTGGAACTCGGTGAATCGACTGCCTGCTTTGACGGTCAATTCTTTTTCGACACTGACCATTCTTGGGGCAAATCCGGGAGTCAGTCGAACGACCTGACAAGCACAGTATCCGACACTTCAGC